GGAGAAGGGACGCCTCGCTTCTCAAGGTCTTTCTTGCTCTCAACCTTAACCCTTCCGTTTTGATCAAAGTCTTTCTGTGGAAGTGATAGCTCAGCCTTTAATCTATCCAAGTCCTCAATGTCAGACGATATGCTGATTAACTGGTCTTCCGGGTACTCGGTGCCATTGGTTATCGCGTCATACGTGTTTCTGAACCTGTCTGCTACACTCCACCATGTTTGAGCCTTTAGATTGGCAAAGTGGTCTTTATTCTTCACGCCCGGCTGATAATCATCGTCAGGCTTGATCAGGTCTCGGCTTCCCGCATTGAGCTTTTCGTATTCGACTGGAATATAACCGTTATCCATTGCCCTTGCTTCATTCAACTCGCCAAATTTAGCACCAGCACTAGCACCCACACCGATTGAATCATATCTGATCTTGGCGTTATTGGCCTTTGCCAGGTTGTACGCCATGGTGCACGACTTTAACAGTTCGTCAGGCTGAGCCTTCCACCATTCCATAAACGTAGCAACAGAACCCTTAGCCATGACGCTAACACACCTGTCACCACCGCTATCGGCAATATCAAAGCCGACTCTAGGAACACCAGACATTGATATTGGCAACTGATAGTGAGCATCGATAGCAGCATCAATCCAGCGAGGATTAATAACCGCCTTAGCTGCATCTGATATTGGCTCTCCACCATACACATGAGCAAACAATTCTGGATCTGTTCGCTTCATGATTTCCATGTCGTCTGCCAGCTCTTTTGGGAACCATGGATTCTCAGTGTAGTTGATGCGCTTTACTATGCAGTATCGCTTTCCGTCTTTGTAATCTGGATACTCTCGACTAACAACAAATCTCTGATGAGTGTCGTCAAGTATGTGTTCTGGGTTATAGCTTACCCATATCTCAGATGAGTCCTTCCGAAGTGTAGGTATAAGAAACTTCCAGCTTTCCTTTGTTACCTTTGCCGCTTCTTCGATCCAGGCAGCATCAAACCCGGCATAACCCTTAACCTTCTGCTGATTCCTATGCAGGCCCTCGAACTTAATCACACCGCCTGAAGCTGACCTGATCTCTGTCTTCAGTATGTCAAACCATTGGTGAAGGTCTCGGCGATTGATCTCGTCAACGAATTCCTGATAAACAGAGTCGTCCAGAGACTTCATAATCTCCCGAAAACATACAAGACGCCATCCGAAGCACATCACATTGTTTGTCAGTATGGTTACGAATGTTCTTGTCTTTGCTGATCCACGGCCACCATAGGCAACCTTGAACCGAGCAGGCTGGAGGTATTCTTTAAAGGCTGGTGCTATCTGACAGTCCATTAATCGCCTTTAATGACGTAGGTAGGGGCTGGAGGAGCTAGAGATCCATCAGACGACAAATCAACCTCTTGCCTGTCTCTCATATCAGTCACATTCTTGGCAACGAATATTGAGAACGTCTTCTCATAGCAGCCAGTTAGGCCATTTTGAATGAGAATATCCTTCTGCATTGTTTCAGCCCTTTTTATGGCGTCTGAAAACTCTGGGTGCTCCTTCTCCCATCTATGCACAGTATCGCGGCAAACTCCTATACTCCTTGCAAATCCTTCCTTGGTTGGAAACTTGCACGGAATAAGGATTGGCGACCCATTTCTTTGCAATGCCGGAACCATATTGCCTTCATCATCCTCGATCATGTGAGGCTTAAACGGAACTTGGTCAAAAAACTCAATAACATCATCGCAGAATTTTGAATCGTATTTAGTTGGTCGCCCTCCAGCCATACCCTAACCCTCCACCTTCATTGTTTCGATATCAAAAACCCGAACCTTTCCACCTGTGTGCACATCAATCTCAGATGCAACAATAACAGCCTCTCTCGCCCCGGAACCTGTGTGCATTGCGGCTTTTGCGAAATCACCACCTGACCCTATGGCTTTATCGAAGGTTAGCTTGCAAGCCCAAAACTCAAGGCTATTTTTGCACACTCCTGTCACATACGAGACACCATCAATAATGGCTATTGCAGATACATCCAACCATCGATGATGCTTAACTCCATTCTCAAAGCTTTTTGCAAACTCGTCATGATCACCAATCATTCCAGACATAAAGAAAGTTCTACCTTTGTGTGTATAAATCTTATCTCCATTGTCCGTGTCTATTAGGCTGCCAGCAGTAATTCTTGAGTCAATGGCTATCTTTTGACTTTTATGGTGGTAAGCAATTGTTGTCATTCCTAACCCTCCAACACCGCATTAATGCCAGTGTATGTTGTTACGAAGAATTTCTTACCCATGAACTCTGCCCATCCTAGCGATTGACTCAGATCAATGTGAACACGATCACCCTGCTTGATGTCTTCATGACCAGAGAATGCAACGGTGCCCTTGTTCTGCATTTCTTTTCGCTCGTAGCGAATGCCGTTTCTCTCTTCTTCCTGGCCATCTAATGTGATCAGGATCTTACCATCTGAAGGCTTAAAATTCATTCGCCATTCCTTATGTACTCCCCTTTGTACTCCAGTATATAACCTAGATTCGTTCCTAGGTCTTCCACCGGATAGGGGCGCTTTTTCATATTGTCGTAGACAATGCCGTCCTTTACTAGCACAGCATGTCCTCCACTTGGCAGTCTTGTGTATCTTACCTGGCCGCCTATTTCTTTCTGGAGTGTAAAAGCGTAGTCCTCACAATCGCCTTGAAATGGATGGTAGATGCTTTCGTAAGCTATCCACTCATTCTTTCCGGACTCTTCCCGCTTATACCTGAAGTTCCACCGGGCTATCCTGTGAATATCCTCATGTGGCATCTTCTGCATAGACGAGCAGCCAGCTATTGTCATAGCCATTACTGCTGTTGTGATTCTCATCCCTTACGCTCCATTGATCCATTATATGTGTGTCCTTTTAATTATCAAGGCTTCCATGCCTTAATAGCCATTAGTCACTGTCCTTTATGAATTACCCGATCGAATAATTGCAAGCTCGGGCAACAATTGCGACACACCACCCAATAAATGCAATAATCCAACCCACTGATGCCATTTGAAGATAATCATCCTCAGTTAGATTTTTTCCACCATCTGCATTATCAGCAAAAGCAGATGGC